TGTTTTCCAGTCTTTTTCAATCACTCTTAAATCACCTCTTATAGAATCTTTGTCAAAAACAGGTGTTTCAATCTCATGAAAATCAGGACAACCATCATCTGTGCAATTATATTTTTCGTTATATTTACTAATCCCAAATGCGATTAGAGCAATCATTAAAGTTAATTTAAACATTATAGTAATTTCCTTAAATCTCTTTTTGTTGCATAAGGTTTATACAATCTACACTTGAACCATCTAAACTTTGGCGTTGGTGTAGCAGGACCTTCCATTAATAATTCATTTGCTGCTTCTGCATAAATGAGTTTCTTCATGAACAAAGATAGAGCGGCATCATATTCCTTGCAAGGTTTATAATTATTTCTATCTCGTTTAGGTGTCTCGTAAATACCTTTACGGTTATCTATGATTCCTTGTAGTATCTTTTTTTCGTATCTATTTAGTTTTGTCAAAATGTAGCCTTTCGTTATTATTTATTATCTGTAATATAGTGTAAATCTATCTGCATTATTCATATGAATATAAGATGGATCTCTTTTGTAAGTTAAAGTTGATGGTCCACGATATCTATATCTAATTTTATTTGCATTTTTGTGAGCAAATACTTCTTTGAAGTAAGGTAAATATTTTATCGGTATGTCTTTTGCAATTGACACTTCATCAAGTGGCGTAAGATTATTGCAAATCAAAGGATTTACAACTAAGTCAAATACTCTTTTTCTTCTATTCATTAAGCAATCCCTTCTTCTCTAACATCTTCATAATTTATCTTTAAAATTTCATTATATAATGATGGTTGTTTTGCAATAATGTCGTACATATGATCTCTAGGACTTGTGTCTAACATATCAATGAAGTTAGCAGCGGCAATAAATTGATTGCCTTTAATCAGATTAGCAACAGTCTCGTAATCTTGACCATCAATCTCATCTGATATAAATTGTAAAAGTTTGTTTTGTATAGTTTTTGTTTTCATAATGTGTCTTTCTTTTTTGTTATTATACTTATATAATACACTAAAAAAAAGCATAAATCAAGCACTTTCGGGCAGCAAAAACCCTTATTTTCTGCGATTTTTAAAACTTTCGGGCATAAAAAAACCCTTGAAAATCAACGATTTAAGAGTGTCTTAAACTGTTGAAAAACAAGGGTTTTAGTAGGGGGTCCTAGGTATATTGCAATATTAACCCCTATATTTTACTCTTTTTTCATAAAATTGTCATCCCAACCGAATGCTTCTTTTACTAAATTGCCAGTAAAACCTTTATATTTGTTATTGATTTTTTTGTTTACAACTGCTACTAAAAACTCTGCTTCTTCAGCAGACAGTCCTTCTAACATTTGTACGAATAAAGTTTCTCTTTTGTTTTGTGTTAGAGAACCATCACCACCTTTTGTAAACATATATAATCTTTTTGCTTCTTGTTGCAAGATAGTATGTTCTGTTCCTATCGGGGCATCATTCGGTGTAAATGGTACATCACCCTTTGGTAATAACCATTCTATATTTGGATCAAAAGCACCTTTTAAAACTTGTCTTAATGCTACAGAATCATTATCTTTCAGCACTTTTAGTTTTCTAGGTTTGTCTTTTGCATTATTTACTTTCATAGCAATCTCACTCATTAAAGGTGGTATGGCTCTACCGGCGTCTGCCATTGCCTTCATACCTCTTCTATTTGCTAATGCTGGGTGGGATTGTGTTGGTTCTTGTTGTGTGTTAAATCCTTCTTGACTTGCAATTGTGCCGTCTGGATTTCTTCTTATTATTGCCATGTTATCTCCTTAACAGTTCTTTCGAAGTCTAAAACTCGTCAATGACTTCGATTAAAGTTTTAAGTTTTTTGTTTATAAAGTAACCTAGTATTTTATCTCTAGTTGCTACTTTAACATTACTAAACTCATCATTAATTTTTGCCTCAACATCTTGAGGTATACAACTTAAATCAATTAACTTTCGATTTCGGTCGTAATTCTTTTGTTCTTCTTCGGTAAAGGTCATAAAAACTTCCTCTACCCAACTATTTATCTTTTTTTTGCTTAGAGGTCTTTGCCTTCTACCTTCAATAAACACATTATCATCTGATAATACATTTGGTATACCATCACTTCGGTCACCTTTTAATATATGTTCTTTAATATATAGACTTGGATTTTCACCTTTTCCTACAAATTTATTGAGAACAGGATTATATTGTTTTACATTAGGACTATGTAATTGTATAAAGTCTTTATCACCTGATAGTATCAATACTTTTTTAGAATGATTAGGACCAATAACTCTTTTTATTCTTTTTATTGCAACAGCAATAATATCATCAGCCTCTGTTGTTTCTACTTCTATAACTTTGTAAGGTAAGAATGTTTTAATTTCATCCTTAATTCTGTGCAATATAGTAAATATAGCATCCCAATCGTGTTCAGATTTTTCACGATTTGCTTTTCGACCTGCTTTGTAATTAGGAAAGTACTCTCGTCTCCATACATTTTTACTATCACAAGCAATAACCATTTCACCATACTCTTTACGAAACTTTACATTGTGTGCTCTTAGTGAATTAAGAACCATATGTCGAACTAAATCTTCCGAAAGAGGTTCTGAATTTTTACCATTAATTTGAACCATGAGGTTCGATATCATTATTTGATTGAGGTCTACGATAATCATAATATTATTATATCAGGTTATTAGTCTGATGTCAAGCACTAATCCAAATTCATATCTGGATCAAACTCTATGTTTATTTCTGGTTGTTCTTCAACATTTTCTTTGAGTGGTTTCTTAGCACTTACTCTACTATAATTGATATCTGTAAGTTTTCTACCATCTGGTAAGTTATGTATTTTAGCAATTGCGTCTGTGATGGCGTGCATGGGGTGTGTTTGGTCAAAATCTCTTTTCAATAAAGCTTTGATTGTTTCAATTACTATAGCTAAATCTCGTAAAAACACATGACTTTTTGTATCAACAACATTGTCTTGAAGCACATGAATAATATCTAAAGTTAATCCTTCAGTTATTTGATCTATGAATTTGTGTTGTTTTATGTTTAGAGCTTCTTCGTCTGTTAAATCTACATTTGGTTTATTATAGACAACTCTATGAGCAGGAAATTTAATTAGTTTACCCATTACTTTTTTCTACCTTCTATTTGATCTATAAGGTCTTTTGCAGGTGCTTTATTAAATCTCATCTCTTTGAATCTTTTAGACATTTCATAACTCATTTTCAAGAGTTTTTCTTCTTCTGCCCAATGCTCATCAAAAGATTTTTCTATCTTTTTCTTTTTTGTAGTTCTCTCTTGATCCATCTTATTGCCTGATTTGATGTTGGTTTTCTAGTAACCATTCTTCTTATTGCTTTATATACTTTAGGATTTACATCCTCAGCAGGTTTATTGTTATCTACTACAATAAAGTTACTTGTGCCAAATAGATTTTGTAATTTACCTATGTTTTGTTGTATTTGTTTATGACTACTAATCACAACAGCGTCTGGCAGTTTTCTTGCTCTCATTTGATTTCTTTTAAGAGCAACTTCTAAACTTGTATTTACAAACACCATATGAACATCATAACCTATAAACTTCATTGTGTTTGCTTCTGATTCTATTCTTGCGACATCTCTTGCTGTGCTATCTAATATAAGACCTAAGCGTCCTTCTAGTGCTAATTTTAATTGTGTACCAGTTCTTGCTTTTGCTTTTTTTCGTATCTCATCACGCCTTGCTACTTCTTTTTCATCATAGTTAGCAAAGTTTAATGACATCTTTTCTTTTTCTAAGGCTCTAGAAAAAACAGTATCACTATTGATAACCTTTAAACCCATACCTGACAATGTTCTTTCAGATACCCATGATTTACCTGAACCAGGACCACCTGCAAGAAAGAATGCCTTGAATATATTAGGGTCATAAACACCTTCAGCGATGTATTGTTGAAAATCTATCATACTACTATTTATTCATATGATTTTTCTTTTTTATCATAAATCGACCATGTTTTTTTAATAGTATCATTTTTATCATCTAATTTTTTTAATTCGTAATATCTTAGTGCTTGTTTGATAGTTTGATTGCCATTTAAACTTTTAGATTTAAGTCTAGTAAATTCATTATATTCTTCTTCATTCACTAAACGACCTCTCCCTTAAAATTAATTTTACCTTCATTGATAAAATGTTCTTTTAATTCATTATAACCACCAATGTGGTTCTTTTCAATGACAATTTGTGGTATTGTTCTAACTTGCTTACCTAAAACTTTGTACAGTTCTTCAACTGATAAATCTTTTGTAACTATCTTTTCTTCATATTGTAAACCAAGACTTTTTAATAAGTACTTAGCCTTATCACAATACGGACAATGTGGTTTACTATAAACTGTAATCATATTTTACCCTCCAAGAGCATATGTTGATAATAATATTAATGTTATTAATAATAATGTTGAGTATATAAATGGTCTAAATGGATCTTTCATTTTCCTATGTCTTTTATCTCACTTCTAGGTATAACTTGATAAGCACCTTTATTGTAAGCAGGTGCAACTGTAAAATTTCTACTTTCTTCTAATCGCCAATTGTGATGAGGTTTTGTTGCTCTTTGTTTTAAACTGGTGCCGTGTGCCGGGATCGAACTGGCCACCTGATGATTACAAATCAACTGCTCTACCGAATGAGCTAACACGGCAGGCTTTTGAACTGGTGTATCCCACCAATCACGAACTGCTGAAAAATTCTTAGGATTGATCTTTCTATCAGGATCAATACCTTTACTAATTAAAAACTTTCTATGTTCTAGTCTAGCCTTTTTTAAACTTTCTGTCTCAGGTAGTTTCTTTTTTTTACTTCTACCCTGATGTACATAAAATAAACCCATTATTTGCAATCCTTGTTTTTGTATTCGTCTGATTGTAAAGCACATTTATAATCTTTATCTGCTTGTAATCTTAACTCTGCTGAGATACTATCTAATATACTAGGCATATTCTTAAATATTACATCAATAATATCTAATGACATACCATGTATCAATCTTTGTGTTTCTGAATTAAGTATTTCACTATAATTCATGTCTGTGCCTTTTAGTGTTTCTGCAATTATGTGAGCAGTAGTGGCGCTGTTGTAATCGTTTGCTTTTGATTTAAATGAGAATGTACAACTCACTAAAACAAAACTTAACAGTAATAATATTTTCTTCATATTTCTTTGTTACTTATTATACTACAAATTTGTAAAATAGTCAAGCACTCTTTACCAATTGTTCATTTTTAAAATCTTTTAATAACATAAA